ATAGCTATAAAGAGGACCCAGACATAGCCCCAGACTGGGAGGTAAAGCACACAGAGATAAACACTGGCCACTTGATAATCCAAGAAAACGATAGGGACAGTGATCGGGTTATCTTGGTTACTGGCTCTAACCCGTTTGTAATTCAGGGCTGGCTACCGGTTAGTTACTGCAAGGACGATCTCTACCTTAAAACTACCAGCCGTAACACTGCTTACTGGGTGCCTCAAACAGAGCTAGTAAAAGTCTATGAGCCAGTCCCGTAAACACCGGGGCTATAGATCACAAAAGGTAGTAGCCCAATACTTAGCAGCTAATGGCTTCACCTATGCCGAGTCAACAGGTGCAGGCAGGCAAGGTAGCGATATAACCGGCACTGTAGGTATTGACTGGGAGGTCAAGGCTAGGGCTGGCTTTAGCCCTGGTGCCACGCTAAAGCAATTAAAAGATAGAGGCAGTGAGTTAGACCTAAAGGTGGCCATACTACGCCTTAACGGGCAAGGTGAGGCTTCTATAGGGGATTGGGTAGCGTTGCTATCCTTTGAACAGTTAGTAGCTCTATTAAGGGAGGCTGGCTATGGTGATAAGTGAAGCTGATATCAGGCGTTGCTTAGGCTGTGGAGTGTGGCTGTTTGGCTATGCGACACGCCGATATTGTGGGGTTTGCATAAATGAGTAAACGTATGAGTATAATTAATATATATATTATATTACCTATAATAATATTATTAAGTAATAGTAATAATTGGGATAAAACACTAAAAGAATTAACAACCGGTAGTTATGAATATAAAGCTTGTAAGTTAATTATATATAAAGAATCTAGCTATAATCCTAAGGCTGTTAATGGTAGTCATTATGGATTACCTCAAGGTAGAACTAAGTACTTAAAAACTGCTACTCCTCAACAGCAAATAGTATGGTTTACTAAGTATGTATACAGCCGGTACGGCACGTGCCAGGCTGCTCTTGCGTTTCACCTTAAGAACGGTTACTACTAATGGCTGGGCTTAGAACCGCTGAGTGGCGCAAGCTACGGGTAGAGATACTGAGGCGGGACCAAAACACTTGTTACTTGTGCGGAACGCCAGAAGCTAATGAGGTAGACCATATACGCCCGCGATCTAAGGGCGGTGCAGAGTATGACCCTGAAAACCTGGCTGCTATCTGTAGGCGTTGCAACCTGCTCAAAGGCGACAAACTAGGACATAAAGGCGTTTTTTTAGCACAACAAACGACCCCTCCCGATCTTGTAAACACCAATTTACCCGAGATTGTCCCGATAAGTCCAAATTTTAATACCAGTCCAGACCAGTACGAACCGGACATAACCGACAGTCCAAAGACAAATGTTTATCCTTTGGGAGGCCGGTTAATTGGAAGCCCTACACCGCGCATTAGGGCTGCAGCTGTAGAAGGTGATTACGAAAAGGCAGAGTTAGCTTTAGAGTTTGCTAAAAGTATCGGTATTAACTTAATGCCCTGGCAGATAACAGCTCTAAGGGAATTACTGCAAACGACTAACGGTAAATGGACGCGGCGAACGCTGGGTATTGTTTGTAGTCGGCAGGTAGGTAAAACCGAGTTGGCCAAAATCCGCATATTGAGCGGAATCTACTTATTCGAGGAAAAGTCTATAATTCTAATGTCGGTTAATGCTCAGCAGGCAGAAATGACCCTATACCAGATCAACGACATAATTACTAGCAACCCGTCGCTAATGCACCTTTACCAGCGTTACTACTTAACTAACGGTAAGCAAGAGATAAGATTTAAAAACGGTGCGAGGATTATCGTAGTAGCTGCAACAGCTAACGGCTCACGTGGTCTTACCGCTGACTTTGTATTTTTGGACGAGCTACGCACGATTACGCCAGAAGCTATAGAAGCTGTTACGTTTACTATGAACGCTAGGCCCGCAGCTCAAATGCTTACGGTATCAAATGCCGGGGACAAGTTTTCAACAGTCCTAAACGATTTACGCGACAAAGCCATAGCTAACGTATCGCCTAGCCTGGGCTGGTTAGAGTGGTCGGCTCACCCGTCTAGGAAAATAGACGACCCTAAAGGCTGGGTAGAGGCTGTACCGGCTTTGGGCCACACTATGACCGAGGACATATTAAAACACTCACTCGCTACCAGCGACCCGCTAACTTTTAGAGTAGAGGTCCTTTGTCAATTTTTGGATAACCTTAGTAGCCCGTTCGAGCCTGACAGCTGGAAAAAGTGCGCTGACGAGTCAATAGTAGTTGAGCCAGGTGGACTCACGTTTTTTGCTTTTGATAAGTCCTACACGAATAAGTACGCGGTATTAGTTGCAGGGCAAAAGGTAGACGATATGCGCGTAAAGGTTAAATTGTTGCAAGTTTGGAATACGGCTACACCCTTAGACGATAGGCAAGTAGCTAGCGATATTAACGCCCATATTATGAGATTTAGGCCTAAAGTCCTTATGTATGACAAATGGGTAAGCGAAAACGTAACGAGCTATTTAAAAGCGTCGGGCACTACCCTTATGGACGTTAGCGGTAAATCTCAAAACGAAGCTAGTAACCGGCTAGCCCAACTTATGAGTCATGGCCAGATATTGCACCAGAACGAATTAGTGCTAAATGAGGCTATAGCCGCGTGCGCTACTAAACACACAGAGTATGGCTGGAAAATAGTAAGGCGTAAGTCAGCCGGTGAAATATGCGCCGCTATCGGTGTAGCTATGGTCGCCTGGTACGCCTCTAGGCCTCAGGCAGTCGCGCAGATAATAGTCAATTAGACACGCCGAACAAATCGGACAAATTATTAAAATTAGGTATATAGTACCCGCGTGGGGTTACTACAATCATTACGCCTAGTCGAGTCTGTCAGTGCGCCTCAAAGTACCCCGACGATACGCGCGCAATATAACCCGCCTGTATTCGAGCCAGACCCAAGCAGCTTATTTTTTACACCTCAAACTTTTATTACTAGATCAGACGCTATAGCTGTACCGTCCGTCGCTAGAGCTGCAGCGTTAATAAAAGGGGTAGTAGCAACACTGCCCCTACACCTTTACAGAAAATCTACCGGCCAAGAATTAGGCAACCCAATCTGGCTAGATCAACCAGACTACAGACAGCCTCGCGTAATTACTTTAGGTTGGACTGTTGACGCTTTATTTTTTTACGGCGTTGCATATTGGGAAGTTACCGAGCTTTACGCAGACGACGGCCGGCCTAGTCGGTTCGCCTGGGTAGCTAACACACGCGTTACAGTAACTCTAAACAACACAAACACTTTAGTTAAATCTTATGCAGTTGACGGTAGCGAACGACCAGCTACAGGTATTGGCAGTTTAATTACTTTTCAAGCTATGGACGAAGGCATTTTAAATAGAGGCGGTAGAACTTTACGCGCGGCACTTAATTTAGAAAAGGCCGCTGCTGTTGCAGCCGAAACGCCGATCGCGAGCGGGTATATTCAAAATTCTGGGGCTGACCTTCCTGAGGAACAAATTACCGGACTACTAGCTAGTTGGAAGTTGGCACGTACACAGCGCAGCACAGCGTATTTATCCAGCACGCTTAAGTATGAGCCAACAGCCTTTAGCCCTAAAGATATGATGTACTCAGAAGCTAAACAAGAATTAGCTACTGAGATAGCCAGACTTTGTAACGTACCGGCTTACCTGCTAAGTGCAGACGCCAATAACTCTATGACTTACTCCAACGTTATGGACGAGCGCAAACAGCTCGTAGATATGAGCCTACGGCCTTTTATATCTGCAATAGAAGAACGCTTATCTATGAACGATATGACTAACAGCCAAAATTATGTCCGTATGTCATTAGACGATAGTTACTTACGTAGCGACGCATTAACACGCTTAGCAGTAATAGAAAAAATGTTAGCCCTTAATTTAATTACAGTAGAACAAGCCCGCGAAATGGAAGATTTAACACCTAACGGAGGTACACCTAATGCAGTTGAACTTTAACAGCTCAATAGAAGCAACAGATCAAGAGCGTAGAATTATCGCTGGTAAAATTGTACCGTTTGGCGAAATCGGCAACACCAGCGTAGGTAAAGTAGTTTTCGAGCAAGGCTCAATAAATTACCAAACCGGCGGTAAAATCAAATTATTACTAGAACACTCAGCTACTGACCCTATTGGGTTTGCACAAAACATAAGCGAGGATACACGCGGCCTTTATGCAACCTTTAAAGTAAGTGCTACTACAAAAGGTACAGACAGTTTAATAGAAGCTAGCGAAAATCTACGCGACGGTTTGAGCGTTGGCGTAACAGTTGACGCAAGCGAGGAAAGAGGCGGCGTACTTTACGTACAGTCTGCCGTTTTACGTGAAGTAAGTTTGGTCCAGGCAGCAGCCTTTAAATCTGCAGCGGTTGAATCCGTCGCAGCCAGTGAGGTAGAGCCTGAGCCAGTAGAGGAAACCCAAGAAACCCAACCAACCGAAAGTGAGGCCAGCGTGTCCGAAAACGCTACCCCAGCAACCCCAGAGGTAGAAGCCGCACAGCCGGTAGAAGCCTCACGCCCAACAGTAACGGCACTAGCTTTTACTGCCCCACGTAGCCCAATTACTACCCCAGCCGATTACCTTTTCCACAAAGTCAAGGCAA